AGTAGCTCTTCTGCATTCTTTCTATAATCTTCAGGGAGATCCTCTAATTTAACATCCCCTAATAGCTCTTTTATTGTAATCATTGAGTTTTTTCCTTTCTTTCTAAAATCACAGCTTAAGCATTTTAACCATCCGAGATTGTTCGGATCTTCGAGCATATAACATAAGCAGATATTACATATTGGTTCTGGAAGCATTGTATTTAAGTTGTTATTTATTTAACAACTGTATTTGAAGAGTTAAATCAACGGACACAGCCGCATTAAGGCAATTACAATAAGGTCATCACGATTTACAACTTCAGCAATTATATTAAACACTTAGAGGTCGTATGCGTAATATCGATAAAGCTCTTCTTTTATGTCTTTTTGGCGGATATACCGCTAAGCTCGCAATTCTAGGTTCTAATTATTCAGACGCTCTTATTATCCTAGTATTAGCTGGAGCACATTTTCTATACAATAGCCAAATTCAGAATAAACAAATTCAAGAATTAACTAATCGTTTAAATGACTTAGAAGTTAAGCAGAATGATCAGAATAAGAATGTAGAAGATATTAAATCTGCAATTTCTTCATTGAAAATTAGCCAAGGACTTCGCCCAGCTAAATAATTATGAACATTGAAAAAATGTTAGAAAAATATAATTCAGTTGAAGAGTTGAAAATTTTTTGTTCTGCTCAGATGAAGCAGATTCAAACTCTTACTCAAAAGAATAAAGAGTTAACTGAAAAAGTTGAAAAACTTGAAGGTAAGAATAAAGAATTAATGAAGGCTAGCGCTGGTGGTGCTCCAGCAGCTATTTTAGGTAATCCAGCAATCAATCTTGGAATGATGGATGATGCTAAAACTATTGCACAGATTCAATTAAAACTTCTTAAAGATGCATCATTTGAACGTGAATTAGATACTGACGAAGCTAAGCGCGTTGAGCTTTATAATAGAATTTTAAAAGAAGAAGCAGCTAAAGATAAACCACTTCAGGCTACAGTAGAAGTTGTATCTGAAGCTGAACTTCTAAAGCTGGTTGAATAATGGCTGAAAAGGCAACTCCTAAAGTTAGTAAATCCGAAGCTCTTGCCGAGCTATGGCGTAGGGGTTCGCTTCAGTGGCTTCTTGATCGCAATCAGAAAGAACTTTATAAGCTATTCCATGAATCTGATCATAAGATTCAAACTTGGCTTCTTGCTCGCCGTTCCGGTAAGACTAGAACCCTTTGTGTATTAGCTCTAGAAGTTTGTTTAAAGAATCCTAAAGCTATTGTAAAGTTTGTATCTCCTACTCGTTTACAGGTACAAACTAATATTCGTCCTCTTATTCGCGATCTTCTTGAAACTTGTCCTAAAGAATTACAGCCTGAGTTTAAAACTCAAGACTTTATTTATTACTTCCCTAATGGGGCAGAATTACAGCTAGCCGGATCCGAGAATAAGAATGTAGATAAGCTTCGCGGTGGTAGTGCCAATATTGCAATTATCGATGAGGCTCAGGACGTATCTAGTTTAGACTATGCTATTAAATCTGTATTACTTCCTACTACTCTTACCACTAACGGTAAGATCCTATTAGCTGGAACTCCTCCTCAGAATATGGACCATGATTTCATTGCTTATATTGAACGAGCAATGGAACAGGGTACTCTTATTAAGAAGACTCTATATGATAATCCTCGATTAACTCCCGAACAAGTAGAACAATATATTTCTGAATATCCTCTACGTGAAAAAGATATTGGATTTCGTAGAGAGTGTATGTGCGAGTTAATTAAAGATGAGTCTATTGCTGTAATTCCAGAATTCACAGATGAGCTTAAAAGTATAATTATTAGAGAGTGGCCTAGACCTCCTTACTTTGATAGCTACGTTGCAATGGATTTAGGTGCAATTGATTTAACTGCTGTACTTTTTGGTTATTATGATTTCCGGGCTAATAAGATTATTATTGAAGATGAACTAGAAGCGGATTTCTCTAAAAGAGATATGAATATCGGTAAGTTAACCGATATGATTAAAGCTAAAGAGGAAGAACTTTGGGTTAATCCGCTAACTAATGAAGTTAAAAAACCATATCTTAGAGTATCAGATATTAATTTAATTGTTACTCAAGAGATTGCTTTAAAATCTCATGGTCAAGTTAGCTTTTCATCTACCCGTAAAGATGATAAGGAAGCGGCGATTAATAACATGCGTTCTCTTCTTGGTGGTGGAAAAATCATTATAAATCCACGTTGTAAGCATTTAATTCGTCATTTAGATAACGTTAAATGGTCATCAGCTAAAAATAAACAAACGTTTGGGCGTTCGCCTGATAATGGTCATTATGATTTCGTAGATGCTTTAATTTACATGACTAGAGCAATTTCATATAGTAAGAACCCGTACCCCGCAAATTATGACTTAGGTGGTGGAGATTTATTTGTTAAGAATGCGGAATTTGCTAGAGATCAACGTCGTTCTCAATCTGTTGCTGCTTTATATAAAGTTTTTGGAAAAAGGAAATAAAATATGAGTAATAAATCAAATATGTTAGGAATGAGCGATACTTCAGTTTACTTTGCTGCTAAAGATGCTAAAGAAACTGCTTCAATCCTTTTAGCTAAATCTAAGTCATTCTATAACGTATTAGAAGCTAACTTCTACCTTGAAAAACTTGCTAGAATGTGGCGAGTATACCACGGCTGTTTTGAAGTATCTGTAGGTGGGGGTCATCAGATTAGTTTTACTGGTGAACAGGAAGAATTAGTAAGTTTACACGTAAATCACTTCCGTAACCTTGCACAGCATATCTTTGTGATGATTACGTCTTCCCGTCCTACGATGGAAGCTCGTGCAATTAATAGTGATTATAAATCAATTGCTCAAACATATTTAGCTAATGGTATTCTTGATTATTATATGCGTGAAAAGCATCTTGAGGATGCTCTTAAAACCGCAGTTGAGATGGCTATTATTTTAGGTGCCGGGTTCATTAAGATGGAGTGGAATGCTACATCTGGTGATGTATATGATATCGATGAAAATGGTATTGAAATTAAAGAAGGGGAGATTGAATTTACTAATCTTTCACCATTCGATGTAGTGTTCGATGGATCCCGCGAGTCTCATAAGCTTGACTGGTATATGATCCGCACCTTTAAAAATCGCTTTGATCTCATGGCTAAATATCCTGAACTAGCCGACAATCTTAAGGGTATTCCTTCTAAATCAGATAACTCCATTTATCGTATGGCTCTTCTATCCAATGATAATACTGATGATATTCCTGTATATGAGTTTTATCATAAAAAGACTGAAAGTATGCCTCAAGGTCGGTATATGCTTTTTGCCGACACCGAAACCGTAATGCTCGATACGCCACTTCCTTACCGTCTAATGCCTATTTTCCGCGTATCTGCTGGTGAAATCCTTGGAACTCCTTATGGTTATTCACCAATGTTTGATGTATTTCCAATTCAACAGGGTATTGATGGTCTATATTCAACCATTATGACTAACCAGAGCGCGTTCGGTGTTCAGAACCTATTCGTTCAACGTGGTTCTGATATTTCTATTGATAGTCTACATGGTTCAATGAATATTATTGAAGGTAATAGTAAACCTGAGCCTCTAAACTTAACTGAAACTCCTACAGAAGTATTTAAGTTTCTAGATATGTTAATTCAATCTGCTGAAACTATTTCGGGAGTTAACTCAGTAGCACGCGGTCAACCTGAAGCTTCTCTTAAGTCTGGAGCTGCTCTTGCTCTAGTTCAATCTATGGCGCTTCAATTCGTTTCTGGTCTTCAGCAGTCTTATGTTCGTCTTGTAGAAGATACCGGCACTGCTATTATTCAGATTCTTAAAGATTATGCAAATACTCCGAAAGTTGCTGCTCTTGTTGGTAAAAATAACAAGATGCTTCTTAAGGAATTTACTGGAGAAGATCTTCAATCTATTAATCGTGTTGTAGTAGATATTGGTAACCCCCTTTCTCGTACAATTGCCGGTCGTGTTCAAATGGCTGAGCAAATGATGCAGATGGGTATTATTAAGGATCCTACTCAATATTTCCAAGTACTTAATACTGGGCGCTTAGATCTAATGTTTGAAGGTGATATTAGTCAGCAACTTCTAGTTCGTCGTGAGAATGAGTGGTTAGCTGAAGGTAATAACCCAATTGTTGCACCTACTGACTTACATGCATTCCATATTCAAGAACATAGAGCCGTTCTTGATGATCCAGATATTCGCATGAATCCACAGGTAACTCGTATTGTTATGGATCACTTACAGGGTCATATTGACATGTTAACTAATACGGATCCTAGACTATTAATGTTAACTGGTCAGCAACCCCTTCCCCCTCCCGGGATGGAGCCCGCTCCTCCTATGGGACCTCCCGGTCAACCAGGGCAGCAACCTCCTCAGGGTGGACCTCCTCAACAAGGTAAAACTGAATTAGCTGAAGCAGGAAATAAGCAGAATCCTGAAATGCCTCAAGTTCCTGCTGGAGTATTACCTAATCCTGAACTTCAACAACAGTCTATGGGAAACGTGAGTAATTAATGGACGATTATAAAACTCCTAATTACATGGATGTTCGAGAATATAAAGCTGATCAATTACAGCAATTTCTAAAGAAAATTGCTGAGTTAGAAAGTAATAGTGGGCAGAATACTGAACATGTTCCAATGAAAGCCGGAATGCATAAGGGAACTGCTGCGGTTGGTAACTATGGATTAATGCCTTTAACCGCTCAAGACCTAGATCGACAATATTCGGTAAATGAACTTCAGAATATGCCTAAAGAGGACGTTCAGAAAAAACTCGAACAAAATCCAGAACTTCAAAAGCGCTTAGCTGAAACCCTAGCGAGTAAATTACTTAAAAATAATCCAGAAGACGTTGCAGCTCATAAATGGCTTTATGGTCAATATTCTAAACCTACGCCTAAAGAATTAGAAAAATCTGAAAGAATTCGTAAATTTAGAGTACTTTCTAATGCAAAATGACTGTAAGATTATACAATTTAAGTCTAAAAATAATCGTAAAGTTCGATTTAAGCCAGCGGCTTTTAACTATTTTGCGCCTTTGTTTTTCGTTAGTTTAAGTTTTAATATTTTACTTTTAGCTTGTTTTTTATTAAAGGATTAAATTGTGCCAGCTCCTACTAATCTAAATGCCGGTCAATTAGATTCCAATCAAATTCTTCAACGAGGATTTGACGAATCTACAGATCGTCATCGTGTAGATGCACAAGTTACTGTAACTGCTGTAGATACTGAAGTAGAGGTTGAAGTAGATGCTGCAGATGGCGATAATATTGCTATTGCCAATGAAGATGGTTCTAAGAAAGTTACAGTAACTACAATTGGGTCTAAAGAAGCATTAGATGTTAATGTTGCTAATTTAGATATTACTGTAAATACTCCAGTAATTACAAATATTAGCATACCTACAGCTGCTGTTGAGCAGAGTTTTTCAATTCCCGCTGGTACTAAACGTATTTGTGTTAAGATTCGCGGAAATGCTCAATTAAATATTGCTTACGTTTCTGGTCAATCTGGAACAAATTATATATTAATTCCAATTGGTTCTGAGTATATTGAAGATAATTTGAATTTAACTTCATCATTGACAATGTATTTCCAAGCTAATAAAAATACTCAGGTTTTAGAAATAATTACATGGAGTTAACAACTATATATGAAAGCAATGATGCTTTTAATAAAGGGGAAATAAATGATTAATAAAAATAAATTAGTATTTGATCCAGCAGACGCAGCTAATTCTGACTACGTTGGTTCATATCTAATTAGCGCCGATGGTACTGAGCTTACTCATACCAATGTCGGCGGTAAAGATGGATTAGATGTTAATATTATTAACACTAGTCTAGTTGTAACTGCAACAGATCTTGATATCAGAGATTTGGATGCTGCCCAAGATAACATTGCCATTTCTGATGGTACTGAAACTCTATCAATTACTGCTTCTGGTCAGGCTGAAGTTGCTGTAACTGCTGCTCTTCCTTCTGGTAATAATAACATCGGTGACGTTGATATTGCTAGTATGCCTGGTCAATTTGCTGAAGATTCAGCTCATTCTTCAGGTGCTCTCGGTAATTTCATTCTTGGTGTTAGAAACGATAGTAATGCTGTACTGACGTCTGCTGATGGGGATTATTCTCCAATTGCTGTAACTTCAGCTGGTATTATGAAGGTGGCTGTTAATTTTAGCGCAGCTGATGGTGGATCACTCCCAACTAACCAAGCAGTAATTGCTGGTTATGATGGAACTAACGTTCAAGCTATTAAGACTGACGTAGATGGTAATTTACAGGTTGATGTTCTTTCGCTTCCTGGTAGCCTTACTGGTTATGCTGAAGATTCAGCTCATGTTTCTGGTGATATTGGTGTTCTTGGTCTAGTAGTTCGTAATGATGCTGGTGGTTCATTAACTTCAACAGATGGTGATTATTCGCCACTTCAAGTAAATGCTGCCGGTGAACTTAGAGTAGCTGCTAGTATTGATATGCCCGGTGATTATGCTGAAGATTCAGCTCATTCATCTGGGGATATTGGTCTTTATACTCTTTCAGTACGTCAAGATACATTAGCTTCTTCAACTTCAGCTAGTGGTGATTATCAATCATTTAAGACTGATGCACTAGGTCGTCTATGGATGAATGATACTCATCAGTCTATGGCATATGCTGCTGTTTCAGTTGGAACTTCTGCAACCGATCTAGCTGCAACTGATCTAGCTAACCGTAAACGAATTCTTGTTCAAAATCTTGGTTCTAAGAAGGTTTATATTGGCGATGCTAGCGTAACTACTGCTAGTGGTATTGAACTTTTTGCTGGCGGATCTATTGAGTTGGATATTGGTCCCGGTATCAATCTTCATGCAATTTCTGGTACTGCCGGTCAAGACGTTCGTGTAATGGAGCTTGCTTAATAATATATGAATAAACAACTTAACCCTGAAATCGTTGCTATTGAAAATACGCTTAAGCTATTGCGCCGGGGTAAGTTCGAGATGGAAGGCGAGGAAGCGCTCGCCTTCTTTCGTTTATTTGAATTTTGGGTTAAACGCCTAAATGAATTAAAACAACCTCCAGTTTCTATTGTAAAAACTGAAGAGCCTATTAAGTCTTCTAAATCTAAGAAATCTAAAGAATAATGGGAATTTCGCAATCAGGTCAATTCGATGATGTAAATAATTCCAATTATTTAGCAGCATCTATTAACATTACAACTTCACAAACTGAAGCTAAGGTTGGTGGATCAACATTAAATGGTCGCCAGATGATTATAATAGAAAATCGCGGTAATAATGATATTTATTATGGACCTTCTGGAGTAACTTCTTCTACAGGAATTCGATTAGCTAAAAATCAAGTGGCATCTTTACCGTTTGGAGATTCTGTTGCGATATTTCTTATAACTGCTACTGGTTCGTCAACTGCTATTATACAAGAGATTGGATAATGAGTAGATCTCCATTTTTTCAATCTGAAGTAGCTAAATCAACTCCGTATGATAATACTACTAGTGGGCTAACTGCGACTGATGTTCAAGCTGCAATTGATGAATTAAAAAGCTCAGCCGCATCTTCGGCTAGCCCAGGATTTAGTTTCGGTAGATCTGGTAATATACCAGCTAGTACATATTTATTAAATGAAACTGTTCCAAGTAATAAAGCTGGTAGAAATATTTCATTATATAATGCTTATATTACTGAAATATGGTCAAATAATGAGGATGTAAATACTTATACGGTTGAATTATATTCTCATGATGGAAATGAAATTAATCTAACTCTTTTAACTACATTAACTATAACTGCAGCTAGGAGTGGAAGTCTATCAACAAATGTTTCTGTTGCATATGGAAAACAAATTGCAGCTAAAATTGGTTCTGGAAGCGCTAAAAATGTTTTATGTGGACTAATTGTTAAAGGTACTTTAACTCCTTAAGAGAAGCTTATGTCTAAAATATTAAAAAATCAAACTGGAAGTCCTATTAATATTTCTGATACAGGAATATCACTTCCTGCTTCTCCTACACAATATACAATTCCTGCTCAAGATTATTTATTGTGGGCAGCATCTAGTGACATTATTACTAATGTTGGTTCTGGTGATGTTATTGTAAATGATGGTTCTAATGATTTATCTATTTCCGATGGTATTGATTTATTAAAAGGTATTTTTCCGTCTAATGTAAATATCCTCTCTAATGATAAGGTTTCAACATATAATAGTTCTAACTCAAATTTAGCTTCATCTGCAACGTTTACTGGAACTTGGGAAAATGTTACTAATTATTCTGATATTAATGTAATGACTTACATCACACAGAATGCAACGCTTTTAATAGAGTTCTCTACAGATGGTAGCACGGTTCATAGAGCATTATCTTTTGTTATTACAGCCAATACTGGAACCCCTCATAAAGCGGCTAGAATTGCCAAATATGTAAGAGTAAAACTTACTAATAATGGAGTTTCTACTGCCACTGTAGCTCTGCAAACAATACTTGGTACACAGAGTAAGTCACACCTAACTACTAATTTATCCGCCGAA